TCATTTAAACGTGATAGTGCCTCTAACTTAGTGTCCGAAACGAGCAAGCGCGAACGCAAGCGCAAGTAAGATTTTGCTGAATCCAATTAACCGGTAGGTGTGAGTGGGTTAATTGGGGGTTGGTCTACCTTTCAAAACAACCGCACCAGCCGACACTGTGGCTCCGTTCAGACATATCTAGCAGGGAATCGGCACGGGAGTACGGGGTATTCGCGGAATAGGGCGTGTTTACCCCGCTTTCGTTCGTCTAAAATAAGGAGAATGTAATGCAAATAATTGATAATAAAGCACTTTTACTTAAAGTTCGTAACCCCGGAAAGATCACTACGGTGATCCCCAAAAGCAAAGCGTTGGATGACAATCAGGTTCTCGTGCACTGGAACCTAGAAGAAGCGCAAGTCCTTAAGAACCTACAGATAAAGAATGTTCCTTCACCAATATTGGGCCGCTACGACTGGCCCGGAAGGTACAAACCGTTCGATCATCAAAAGACTACAGCATCATTCCTTACCCTGCATCGCAGGGCGTTCTGCCTATCAGAACAAGGCACCGGGAAAACGGGGTCAGTGATTTGGGCCGCTGACTACCTAATGTCGATCGGCAAGATTAAACGCGCCTTGATTATATGCCCCCTATCCATCATGGACTCGGCGTGGCGAGCAGACCTGTTTAACTTCGCTATGCACCGCAAGGTAGACATAGCCCATGGATCAAGAGACAAAAGAAAAGCCGTTATCAATTCAGACGCTGAATTCGTGATTATTAACTACGACGGCGTGAACATCGTAGAAGAAGACATTAAGAAAGCCGGCTTTGACCTACTAATAGTGGACGAATGCTTCGTGGAAGGGACAAAAGTAGACACCCCTTCTGGATACCGGGAAATACAGACTCTAGCGGCTGGAGATGAAGTCTTTACATCTGATGGAGTAAAGCGTATAAAAAGACTTGTACGCAATACTTCTACAACTTTAGTTGATGTGAGGCTATCTAATGGACAAACAATTACATGCACCAGAGAACACCCATTCTTTACAGATGTCGGATGGGTTACAGCCGAAAATCTTATCGGAAGAAGGCTTGTATCTAAGGATGAGCTGTCCAATATGCGAGACGGTATATCTGGTAAAGAAGGCAGCATATCTATGGCACCGGAAGAATGGTCCGGAAACCGGGTTGACCTGCTCTCGATCTTGCGCTCGGAAGAGATATCACATACGAAATCCGGGGGCATCGTACTTCAACCACATGAAACCAGAGGAACGGGGGAACCCGTCGGGGGTAGTGCGTTCGGAGACTTACAAGCAGAACATGTCAAAAAAACTGAAACAGATAGGCCACAAGCCTGTGGTGCGGGGCGGGAACGGAACTGGTATCACACCTATGGAGCTATTGATAAGGCAGGTTCTACCGCCTTGTTGGGTATGGAACTACCCAGTTCCGTTGGGGAAGAGGCAAGAAGGTTATCCCACGAACTACAAGCTAGATTTTGCAAATCCGGAATTGAAAATAGGGCTGGAAGTGGGTGGGAACAGCCACGCCACGAGTGCAAGGAAAATCCAAGATCGGAAGAAGGAAGCAAAATTATTGGAACTTGGGTGGAAAGTGTTACGCATAAAGAACAAGGACGTGGAACACCTGTATTCAACCTCGAAGTTGAAGGAACACCTAACTACTATGTTGGGGATGGATATTTAGTACACAACTGTAACGCCTACAAGAATTGCCAGACTACCAGATGGAAAGTACTTAACAGAATTATCACTCCTGATACGTGGTTGTGGATGATGACAGGTACGCCAGCAGCACAGTCTCCTGTGGATGCGTATGGCTTGGCTAAGTTGGTTAATCCGAATTCGGTGCCGCAGTTCTTCACTTCATTTAAGGATATGGTGATGCAGAAGGTGTCCACATTCAGATGGACAATAAGGCCCAACGCGGACAAGATCGTATACGAAGCTCTTCAACCGGCGATTAGATTCACTAAGGAAGAATGCCTTGATCTACCGGAGATGACTTACGTTACTCGTATAGTCGAGTTGACCCCACAGCAGAAGAAGTACTACGAAGCGTTACGTAACCAGTTGGTTGTCCAAGCAGCGGGAGAGCAGATCACAGCCGTCAACGCGGCGGTGGGTTTAAATAAATTACTACAAATATCTTGTATAGCACACAATACGCCTGTCCTCACGGAATTTGGTTGGATACCTATTCAACATGTAACCCCATTACATCGTGTGTGGGATGGAGAAGAGTGGGTAAGACAAGATGGTTCTGTGTTTCGTGGGGAAAAAGAAGTGGGCGAATGTTATGGCGTGAACATGACTTCGGATCATAGGGTTCTTACAACCGCAGGATGGCAGACAGCGGAGGATATTATTTATGGCAAACCCAGCAAAAGATTTAATAGGGCAGAAGTTCGGGTACCTGACAGTTATAGAGCGTGCTGGAACGACGAGTGGAATTTCAGTGCAATGCGCGACATGGCTGTGCCTGTGCGATTGTGGTCAACGGGTAATTCGTCGCAGTCAATATTTGAGAACGAAACACAGGAAACATCCGAGGAGCTGTGGGTGCCATCACGGCAACGAAACACACAAAATGAGCAAGACGAAAGTTTATTCAAACTACATCAATATGCTACGAAGATGTCACGATCCATCGGACAAAGACTACAAAAATTACGGGGCACGGGGGATTACGGTGTGTCACAGATGGTACGACTCGTTCGATATGTTCTGGTCAGATATGGGGCCTACACACAAGGCTGGACTTACTCTGGACAGGATAGACAACAACGGCCCATATTCACCGGAGAATTGCAGATGGGCTACACCCAAGGAACAGGGACGCAACACGCGGGTGAATGTTCTGATAGATACGCCGAAGGGGAAAATAACTGTAGCGCAAGCAGCAGAGGAATACGGACTCAAACCTGTCACCTTGAGAAGACGCTTGAAGGCGGGTTGGCCTATAGATTTAGCCCTGACGCTCCCACCCAACAAAAACAAAAAACTTACGACTTACTTAACTGCGGACCCCGGTCTAGGTTTGTTGTAGCTGGTAAGGAAGGCCCTATCATTGTCCATAATTGCGGCACGGTTTATGCGGATAGCGGTGAGACAATACAGTTCGATATATCCAACCGATATAAAGTCCTTAAAGAAGTAATCGATGAGACTAACCAGAAGATTTTGGTTTTCGTGCCGTTCAAGCACACCATCGAAATGCTACGAGAGAAGTTAATCGCAGACGGGTTCAGTGCAGAAGTAATCAACGGCGAAGTGTCGGCAGGTAAGCGAACGGAAATTTTCAAACGATTCCAATCCCAACCAGATCCGCGTATCCTAATTATCCAACCTCAAGCAGCGGCGCACGGGGTTACGCTCACAGCAGCAGACACGATCGTATGGTGGGGACCAACTTCCAGTCTAGAAATCTACGCTCAGGCAAATGCTCGTGCACATAGGGCAGGGCAACGCCACCCCGTTACTGTGGTAAAGCTTCAAGGCTCGAACGCTGAAAAACACGTATACAAAATGCTGGAAGGCCGTATCGATGAGAACGATAAACTTATCGACCTCTACAAAAATTTGTTAGATTAAGGTAGACATTGTTAATTTTTGGTAGTACGATCCACACATCGGCTCTAGACCGAGATCAACAGGAGTAAATCATGTCGGACTTATCTATGGAAAAATTGGTTGGGGTGTACGCCAAGATGTACGCCAAAAAGACGGAGATTGATCGGGAACTTAAGGAACTCGAACAGAAGATGAAGCAGGTCAAAATCGCCATCAACGATCATATGCGTGAGTTGGGTCTAGAATCTGTCAAGACTGCGGCAGGTACGGCTTACCGTACTGTTAAGACCACTTACATTCCTTCTGATTGGGGGATGATGCACCAGTTCATCGTGGAGCGTAACCTGCTCGATTTGTTGGAGAAGCGACTGCACCAAGGTAATTTACAGGCATACATGGAAGAGCATCCGGATGATATCCCGCCCGGACTCAACACCAACATGGAGTATTCGGTAACAGTGAGGAGGCCTAAAAGCTAATGTTGCAAGAAGAACCATACGTATCAGTAGAAGATTTAGCTAAGCACTTTTCTGTGCATGCTAACACCGTACGATCTTGGGTTAAGAACAACACCATCCCGCATCTTAAAGTAGGGGGTGTATACCGATTCAAGATCAGTAAGGTAGAAGAAGCGTTGAAGGCGCTTGTCGAGGAGTCTGGCATAATCGATGACCGCCAGATCGTTATTAATTTTGATCCTAATGAAGACTTCTAAGGAGAATGATTGTGAGTGAACTAACTCTGTTTAAAGGTGGCGTACCGGACTTCATGAAGAATGTCGGTGCAGATGATGTAACCAATGCTCTTGCGGGTGGTGCCCAACGCGGTTCTCGTCGTATCAGCATCAAGGGTGGCGTGTTCCGTGAATTCATTGGTGGTAGAGAGCACCGTGTTTCTGAAGAACGTTCAATGAACGTCGTAATTATTAAGGCGGCTCCGAATGTATCTCGTACCTACTACAAGGGCACGTATGCAGAAGGTGAAGCTGTTCGTCCTGAGTGCTGGTCTAGCGACAGCCAACGTCCTGATCCGAGCGTAAAAAACAAGCAGTGCGATAGCTGCCTCAAGTGCCCACAGAATATCAAGGGTTCAGCACCTAATGATGGCCGCGCTTGCCGTTTCAGTCAGCGCCTTGCTGTTGTTATTGAGGGTGAGATCGATAAGAGAGAAGTCTATCAGTTGGTACTCCCCGCTACGTCAATCTTTGGTGAAGGCGTTAAGGGTAAGCTTCCGCTCCGTGCGTATGCAGAATTCCTGCAACGTGAGAATGCACCTATGTCGGGTGTTGTGACTGAGATGAAGTTCGATACTTCTAGCCCTACTCCTAAGCTGGTATTCCGCCCGATTCGTGTGGTTACTGAGGAAGAGTGGGAAGTCATTCAAGAGCTCAAGGACTCCGATGACGCTAAGAAGGCTATTGAACTCACGGTAGCACAGACCGATGGTGTGACTAAGGATGCACCGAAGTCAGGGTTTGCCAAGGCCGCTCTACCTGCACCTGTTGAGGAAGATGAAGAAGAGGAAGCACCGAAGCCAAAGCCGAAGGCTAAGCCGGCCCCCGTCGAAGATGATGAGGAAGACGAAGTCGAAGAACCCAAGAAAGCCGCTCCGAAGAAATCTGCTCCTACAGCTGAACCCTCTAAATCGCTTGAGGATTTGGTTGGCGAGTGGGACGACTAATTAACCTAGGTTAGTCTCGTGGGGGTAGGAGTCCTACCCCCTTTTTCTTCTGAGTAGCCGTACATGGACAGACTAGAATTCCTAAAAAGCGTCCTTAGTGATGAGGGCTACTACTGCATCTTCGGGATAGGTAAGAAGAACGTACAGAAGTTTTATGACGATATCGAAGCCGCTGAGACTGCAGCGAGTGAGATGTGCGCCAATAACCTCGATACATACTTCGCTCTTTCCACTTTCGAAAACGGCAGTAGCCGCTGCTCATACAATTCACTTCAGCTTAAATCGCTGTTTTTAGACTTAGACTGTGGGGAGGGTAAGCCGTACAAAACTCAATCAGAGGCAGTACAGGCACTAAAAAATTTCTGTAAGGAATCAGGCATGCCAAGGCCTACCATGGTTAATTCCGGTGGTGGGATACATGTGTACTGGCCTTTTGAAGAACCTGTGAACTCTGACGACTGGTGGCCTATTGCCAATCAGTTGAAGAAGGCCTGTGTAACCCACGATCTTAAAGCGGACGCTAGTGTTACATCAGACAGGGCTCGAATCTTGCGGGTACCGGGAACCTTCAACTTCAAGGATAAGAACCCTAGAGAAGTAAAGATTGTAAGTGTAGGCAACGCTCATAGTTTCGAACACCTCAAGGGTATTCTTGGAGAGCCGATATCCTCGGCGCGTAGGTACTTTAAGCAAGGTGAATTAGACGAGACCACCAAAGCTATCCTAGGTAATTACGTAAAAACTTTTAGGTTAGTGCTCCAGAAGAGCTTAGAGGGTAGAGGGTGTGCCCATATTGCATACATCTACGAAAGCCAAGAGTCTATGCCTGAACCCTTGTGGAGAGCAGGGTTATCTATTGCCAAGTTCTGTGACGACGCAGACGAAGGCATACGTATTATTTCCGAGAAGTACCCTGAGTTCGATGAGGAGTACACCCATAAGAAGGTCAGTAACATTGTTGGTCCGATCCGTTGTGAGACGCTGTGCTCGAATATGGCGGAGCATGGGCGAGGGGA